AAAAAAGCCGAAAAACCTAAAGAAGAAAAGGAGTAAATAAATGGCTACACATCACGGAAAAGAAGGAGTTGTAACTATTGGTGGTACTACGTTAGGTAATGCCACAGGGTTCACAGTAGATACTACGCACGATGTTGTTGAGGATACAGCATTAGGTAGTTCTATGAAATCCTATTTAGTTGGTAGAGGTACTTATACTTTTACTATTGATATGAACTTTGATGAAACAGATTCTGGTCAAACAACTTTGGTGCAAGGTTCAGAACTCACGTTTGCGTTCTTGCCAGAGGGTAATGCTTCTGGAGATAGAAAGTTTTCTGGTAGTGGAATAGTCACTGGAATGTCTGTTGGTGTTACCTTAGATGGTGTGACAACTAGAACTGTATCTGGACAAGGTAATGGTGGGTTGACCATCGGAACTGTCTAAAATGTCAGATCAAAAGATTGATTACTTTGATGGTATTCGTGACCATTTTAGTCAGCTAGACACACAGATTATTGAAGTTCCAGAGTGGGGTTTGACAGGCGATAAAGCTATTCATACCAAGCCTTTCAATATGCTTGAGAAACAAAAGATATTTAAGGGTGCTACGAATACTGATTTGCTTGTACTCATTGACGTTATTATCGAAAAAGCGTTAACGAAAGATGGCGAAAAGATGTTTAACGCACAGCACATTCTAGCTTTCAAAACAAAAGCTGACACAAATGTAATTGCAGACGTTGCCACAAAGATTATGGGTACTGGTAATGAAGATATTGAGGATTATAAAAAAAACTAAAGAATGATGCAGAACTACATAACATCTTTGGTTTAGCCGAAAAGCTTCACAAAACAGTTTCCGAAATCTTGCAAATGTCTGTTGAGGAGTTTAATATGTGGATTGCCTACTTTCAAATTCAACATGAAGAAAGAGAACGACAACACCGACTAGCAAAGGCAAGTAAATAGTGGCAACAAAACAAGTAAATATAGACATCATAGCGAAGGATAAAACCAGACAAGCTATGCGGTCAGCCACAGGTGGGGTAGATAGACTCAAAAACTCTGTATTTAATTTAAAAAATGCTCTGGTTGCTATAGGTGCAGGGGTAACACTTAAATCATTCGTTGATGTTGGAAGGCAAGTTGAATCATTACAAATCAGGCTAAAATTTTTATTCGGTAGCGTTGAAGAAGGTGCAAAAGCGTTTGATGTTATGTCAAAGTTTGCGTCTAAAGTACCTTTTAGCCTAGAGCAAATACAAGCAGGTGCAGGGAATCTAGCTGTTGTTGCTAAAGATGCAGAAGAACTATCTAGGGTTTTAGAAATAACAGGAAACGTTGCAAGTGTTACAGGATTAGACTTTCAAACTACTGCGGAGCAGATACAACGTTCACTATCGGCAGGTATCGCAAGTGCGGATATATTTAGAGAAAGAGGTGTTAGAGATTTATTAGGGTTCAAGGCAGGTGCTACAGTAACCGCAGAAGAAACAGCCGAAGCTTTTGAAAGAGTGTTTGGACAAGGGGGAAGGTTTGCAAGTGCTACAGATGACTTAGCTAAAACCTTAACAGGTACACTCTCAATGCTTGGCGATAAACTATTTAATTTTCAAAAAGTGGTGGCAGAGCAATTCTTAATAGGACTAAAACAAGAGTTTGGTGCTTTAGACAAAGCCTTACAAGACAATGAAGAAACAATAGACAAAGTAGCAAAAGCTATTGGTAAAGGTTTATCAACCGCTGTCATAGCAGTAGGTAAAGGCTTTAAATTCTTGGCTGAAAATTTTGAAACCATTAAAGCAATCGGAATGGGTGTTGTTGTTTTCAAAATATCGAAAGCATTTATTGGGTTAGCATTAGCAATAAGTAGAGTCCGAATCGCAATGATCGCTTTCGACAGGGTTTCAAAAACTACAATAATAGGTCTTATATTAGGTTTGGGTGTTGCAATAGCGGAAACGACAGGAGCATTAGAAAAAATGTTCAATATGTTTAAAAAAGAAAAAGGTATTGAAGATTTTAGAGCAGAACTTGATGTTATCACAGACCAATTTGAACTGTTTTCGAATAATGGAGTAAAAGGGTTTGACGCAGTAAAAGAATCCTATGAAAAACTTAGATCAGAAATGAAGAACCAAATCGATTTGGGTCAAAAGGCATTAGATCAATTTAATATTTCAAATCCTTTGATAAGAGATGCACAAACAAAGGAAATAGAAACGTTAACAAAAATGATAACAGAACTTGATCAAGCTTATATGAATGTTCCTTTGGAAACTATAGAAGTAGGCATGGATAAAATAACTAAATCAACCAAAAATCAAGGTGATGCAGTTAAAGAATTAACGGGAGTTTATGCAAACTTTCAAAAAGGTTTTACAGATGCTTTCTCAACACAGAAGGATATGTTTCAAGAAATACAGGACATAGGTAGAGCAACATTCGAAGGATTAAAACAATCACTGACCGATTTTGTAATGACTGGTAAACTTAGTTTTCAAGATTTATCGACTTTTATCGTTAGAAAAACTGTTGAAATGCTTATAGGACAAGCAATACAAAGTGCATTTGATAAGGGAATGGCACTTTTTAAAGCAGATGCTATCAAGAAAGCCATGATAAGCTTGTACGAGGGTGCAATGAAAACGTTTGCTTCTATACCTTTCCCATTCAATATTGTGGCGGTAGGCGGTGCGTTAGCCTTTGGTGCAGGTATCATAAATAAAATAAGAGGGTTTGAAAAAGGTGGTAGACCACCAGTGGGTAGACCTAGTATTGTAGGTGAAAAAGGTGCAGAACTCTTTGTACCAGACCAAGCAGGAACAGTAGTACCAAATGACAAACTTGGCATGGGTAAAAACGTTACTGTAAATTTCAATATCAATACTGTAGATGCTAGAGGGTTTAATGAATTGTTAGTAAATAGCAGGGGTGTAATCGTAAACCTTATCAATAGTGCTATGAACGAAAAGGGTAGAATGGCAGTGATATGAGTGGAGCTTTACCCAAAACAAATTTCACCGCAATCAATATCAAGAGCAATCAAAAGACTCTCTTTAGTGAAACCGATAGCGGAAAGACATTTAGAAGACAAGTGCAAGGTCAACGATTTAGTTTTACTTTATCATATCCTCCCATGACTAGATCAGACTTTGCACCTGTGATGGCTTTTATTATGAAGCAGAGAAACAGGAAAGAAAACTTTACAGTAAGCTTCCCTAGCTATCTAAACGCACAGGGCAACGAAACAGGAACTTTATTGGTAAATGGGTCACATTCTGTAGCCGATACCACAATAGCTATTGATGGCTTTGCAGGGGATGGAGCAGGTAGATTAAAGGCAGGTGATTTTATCAAGTTTGCTCACGACAAAGTTTATATGATTGTAGAAGACGTAACGAGTTCAAGTAATGCGTCAACAGTGACAATCGAGCCACCTTTAAGAGAAGCCTTAACAGATAACAGCTCTGTTACTTATGATTCAGTTCCTTTTAATGTTCATTTAAGAAGCGATATTCAAGAGTTTTCAACAGGTCAAAATGATAGCAATGGTAATTTAATTTTTAATTATGAGTTTGATGTAATAGAGAGTTTATAGATGGCTAGAGGTTTAACAAGTGCGGTAAAAACAGAACTAGCCACAGGAAATATCGAACCAGTTTTATTAATAGAATTAGGGTTTGCTACCCCAGTATATTTTACAAACGCAAGCTTTGATATTACGTCTAGTGTTTCTGGTAGCTCACGAACCTATTTAGCAAACGGACATTTTAGAGGAATAACCGCAGTAAGTGAAACCGCTTCACCCTCAAAAAATAGTCTGGTCGTTACGTTGTCTGGTGTCGATCAAACCTATATCTCTATTGTACTAAATGAAAACATAATTAACGATAATGTCTTTATTTACAGGGGGTTTCTTGATTCTAATCTTGCCTTAATATCTGACCCTTTTCTTTTGTTTTATGGAACGATAGATGAATTTAAAATTACCGATAGCACAACAACAGCCACTTTGAGTTTTTCTGTTACGTCACATTGGGGTAACTTCTCAAAGAAAAGCGGTAGAACAACATCCGATAATTCACAAAAAAGGTTTTTCTCTACCGATCAAGGTATGGAATATTCAGCACTAAATTTAGTAGACATTAAATGGGGTAGAGAATGAGTAGTGTACATTTATATCAAGCAGAAAAAAAAGACTTTGACATGATTTATGAAATGCTCATGGAGTTCAAAGAAGGAGAGTTATTTGATAAAAAGCTTCCAGAAGTTGACAAGCCAAAGCTTACATTATTCATCAACACAATTTTAGAAAAGGGAAAGGTTATTTTTGCTAAAGACTTAGATAAAGAAGAACTGATGGGTTTATGTATGTTCCACAAGGCGGAATATTGGTTTAGCAAAGATAAGATAATGAATATCCATGTATTGTATGTAAGAAAGCAATTTAGAACGTATAATTTAGTAAAAACAATAGTTAATTCTGTAAAGAATGTATCGGAAGGGTTGCCGATCTTGCTATCGGTCAGCACAGGTCTACACAAAGACCCTGTATTTGAAAGATTAGGATTTGAAAACATGGGAAGTAATTGGAGAATGTTTTAAATGTGCGGTTTCGTTGAAGACGTTTTTGATTTTGTTGGCGATGTAATAACGGAAACAGTTGATTTTGTCGGTGATGTTGTAACTGGTGTAGTCGATGTAGTTGTAGACGTTGTTGACGAGGTTATCAGTTGGGTAGTACCTCAACCAGAAATACCAGAATTTACGGAAGAATTTGAGGAACAAGTAGCAAGAGGAATATTAGTTAATAAATTCACTGCTAATTCAAGTATTCCTGTGGTGTACGGAACACGAAAAGTCGGTGGTAATGTTGTCTTTGTAGAAACATCAGGCACAGATAATCAATATTTATATATGGCAGTAGTACTCAGTGAAGGAGAAATAAACAGCGTTGAAACCTTATTTGTAAACAATCACCAAGTTACTTTGTCGGGTTCACTAACCGATGGCACACAAAGAACAGTCACTAGTGCAGACGCTAATTTCTTTGATACCGAAAACACTAATAGTTTAATTACAGTACAAGCACACTTAGGAACAG